GAAGTCCCATATGAGGACCCACTTGTGATTCCCTTTAGTGTTAAAACTTCTTCGGCCTCGTGGGGGGACTGTCACTGATGGCCGGTAAAGTAACCCAGACAGTAGCTAAGAGGCTATTAAGTAAGATAGAAAAAGACTACGGGCCTAAAAAATGCTGGCTGTGGATAGGCGCTAAATTTCAAAGCGACTATGGAGTCATCAGGGTAAATAATAAATACAAACGTGCTCATAGAGTAGCTTATGAAGTCTTTAAAGGCGTAATCCCAGACGGCCTAGAAGTCTGCCACACGTGCGACTTCAAGATGTGTGTAAACCCAGACCATCTTATAATTGCTACACACGCCGAAAACATGGCTGACGCAGCTGCTAGAGGATTATGCTGGAGCCCAAACAAGAAATGAGAAATTTCGAGGATTGGCTTACGTCATATATCGAATACGCAGGTTTTAGTGAAGCTCCTAAGCGGATGCACTTCTGGTCCGGTGTATCAGCTATCGCCGGTGCGTTACGTCGTAGAGTTTGGCTGTCAATGGGATACTATCGTTGGTGCTGCAATCACTATTTAGTATTCGTAGCTCCACCCGGTATAGTCTCTAAATCGACCACTGTCGCTATAGCGATGGACATTCTACGTAAAGTGCCTGGAGTTAATTTTGGTCCAGATATAGTGACATGGCCTGCACTTGTTACAGCTTTTGCAGCAGCGTCTGAGTCGTTTCCAGATATCAACGGAGACTATCACACTCAATGTGCTCTTACACTTGAATCGTCAGAATTTGGAAACTTAGTTAATCCTACAGACCGCGAAATGATTGACCTGTTAGTCACATTATGGGATAGTAAACAGGGAGGATTCAGTAAAGTCACTAAAAATTCTGGCTCAGATAAAGTCGAAAATCCTTGGATAAATTTGATCGCGTGTACTACACCATCGTGGATAGCCGGCAATTTTCCTGAGTACATAATAGGCGGCGGCTTTACGAGCCGTTGCTTGTTTGTTTACACTGAACAGAAAGAGAAACTAGTTGCCTATCCGATATACCATATTCCTCCAGGAATGTTGGAGACCCAAGCGAAGCTTGCCGCCGACCTGGAACACATCGCGACAACTCTGGTCGGGCCTTACCACTTGACAAAGGAAGCTAGAGAGTTTGGAGAAGAGTGGTATAAGCTTCATTACGCCAATCCTCCTAAGCATCTTCAAGACGACCGCTTCGGCGGCTACCTCGCGCGGAAGCAAACCCACATCCACAAGCTCGCAATGGTTCTAGCCGCCTCGTGCCGCGACGAACTAATTCTCACCCCCGAAGACCTTGCCCTCGCCGCGAAGGCAATCACTGACCTTGAAGCTGATATGCCTAAAGTCTTCGCCCGAATCGGCCGATCGGAGGATTCTATCCAAGCCGAGCGTTTTGTCCAATTCGTTCAGAAGAACTCCCCAGTCAGCTATGCCGCGGCTTATGCTTACGTTCATTCTGCTTTTCCGTTCGTCAACGACTTCTCCGCTATCGTTATGGGCGCGGTGGGAGCAAAGCTAATCAAAATTGATCCGGTGACACATATGTTAAGTAAGGTAGAGTAACATGGACGTGGAATATTTAAATAACATGAACATGAAACCTACATCCCGCCGCCGCCTTTCTCACGTAATGGGCGGCATCGAATAAGTCTTGAACCCCGCTTGTTCCATGACCAAAAGCAGCGAGTTAGGCGTTACTTGATGATCCGGAATAGAAAGCTTGCGCAAGTAACCGATCCTTCGTAGCAAACGATGCTGTGTTGCTGAACATATCCACTGTCCGCGCGTGTGCTCCTCGCGTCCAGTGATGAAAGCCCAGATATCAGTCGTTCCATAAGGATCACCTATCATGCGACGGCCCTCGTCCTCCCATGCCTGGTACTCGGCGAGAGGACAAGAGATAACACAGCGAGTGCGCTTCACAGCTCTCTCGCTTGCTATCTTGCGCAGCTGTACGCCGGCAGGCACATCGTTTATGATGTCTGAACGTGAGTCAAGGTAGTGAATTCCATCAGCCATGACACCAGCAGCATGCGAATAGCCCCCATAACCATTGCCGTACCAGGCTATCGCCCGCGAAAGCAGCCCTGGACCTAACAAAAAGTCTACGGCAATCTCACTCACGATCCGAGCGTCTGCGTTAAGCTGACACTGCTGCTGGCGCCGCCGTTGCCTTCGCGATATACGCCTGAGCGGTCGTCGTGGCAGCGTTCAGGATCGATGTTGCAATCGCGGTGGCCGCAGTCCCGAGCAACGTCCCGCCCGCCACCGAATTAACGAGCGCGAGCTGATTGCCGATGATCGCAAAGAGCGACTGCAGCGCCAGGCCCTCGCCCGGGGATAGCGCCGAGGTGTTGAGCGCGGCCGCAAGCGCCACGGTGCCGGCGGGATTTCCCTGGTCGATCTGCAGGAGCGCAGCGTTGATGGCGACGAGCTCGGTCGCGCGCGCCGCCTGCTTCGTGGCATCTCCGCTCGTTCCTGACTCGATGATCTTGCCGGTGACGAATTCGATCAGCGGCGTGATGAACAAAGTTGCATTGATGGTCATGGTTTCTTCTCCTGAGGTTGTGCCGGGATTGCCGGCGGGTTGTCTAAAGGGCTTGTATTATCGCTGGAATTCTGACGCGTCCGAGCTATCCAGAAACCGACTGCGCCGCTCGTCAGGCCGAATATACCCGTGATCAGAGGGTTGGCGATAGCAAGGAACTTATCATTGATCGGGGAGGGAAGGAATACGGCGCAGGCGATCAAGCCGCCGATCAGCAAAAAGAGCGCGTAAAGCAGCAACAATGTTACGTGGCGCTGCACGTTCGCAGCGTACGTTTCTTTATCGTTCACGATGCTTTCTCCGTAAATCTTTGTAATGCTCATAGAGCACGATGACTACACACAAACTAAGCAGCACACTGCCACGGTATTTGCGCGGCATCAAATCCTTCACCATGTCCGAGTACAGCTCCAGCGACCCATACACGGCGCCGACGTAACCGGCGACCTTCGTGATGTTCATCCCTGCCTCACCATCTCGCCAAGCCTCCGCGAGCGGGGACCGACCTCGGTTGCCCAGGGTTCGCTCGTCTCCAGATTGTTTGCCGCCTCATCGTATTGTCCGGCTTGCATCTGCGCAAGAAAGTGGGGCCAGGAGTTCACAAAATGTTGGATATTACCGAGCGAGGTATTGAAATACATTGAGTACATGACCACCTGCCGTGCGGTTGATAGAGCCGTTACCCATGGCAACGCAGCCAACATATCGGACTCCAACTGCTCGCGGTCGTTCGTGAATAGGAAATCAATCTCGGCCGGGCTCAGGCCGCGCGCCGCGAGGTTTCGGCCGATGGCGATCGAGGGGTTGCCGATGACTTGTGAGCCGGCGACGATCGCCTTACTAGTTTTATCATCGTAAACGAACCTGCGTTCGCCTTCATCGAGCGAGAGTTCGGCGCGCAGCGCCGCTTCTACTTCCGGGGTCATGGTCTTTTTAACTTCCTCTTGATTTCCTCAATATCCCTCATCATGGCCTGATCCTGCTCCTCGATGGTCGCAAAATGCGCCAGCTCGTCGGCCCTCATCTCCTTGACCATTGCCCTGAATTCTCTTAACTGCTCCCTTTGCTCGCCCAGCTCATTCGTCTGCACCCCGGCCCAGAATGCCACGCCGATGATGCCGGTGAGCAGCACGCCATCGATCAGCACGCGCGGCAGCGTGGCAACGTAGGAGGCGGCAAGGTCAATTATGTGCATGTCGTTAAGCGCCATTCGTCACAAAATAAAACCCCGAGCCCCACATCTCTACCGTGCCGCCGCTGGGGAAATCAGTAACCGCCACGACGGCATTGGGTTCCCCAGATCCCGAGGCGTACATAACTAACGTGGTGGTACCAACGATGGGCGCGAGCACGAAATTGGTGTATCCCGCCTTGGTGAGACCGTTAACGGCGAGAGCGCCTACGGATATTGATCCTAATAAGCTATTTACGGCGAACGGCAGGCCATTGATAGTCAACTGTCCGGTTGCCGAGCTGTACGTCCAGGTCGAGGTAACGATCTCGATCGAATAATCAACGCGATTGCCGCGCTTGATATAATCGATGCGCGCAGTTGAGAGAACAGCACTTAGATTCCCTTCGGTCGCGGCCGTCAGCGTGAGAGTCGTCGCATGCTGCGGCACGCCCTCCCAAGGACCTGTATAAGACACGTCGTTGCCGACATTGTTGTCAAGCACGCAATTCGGCGTGCCTGTATACACAACGTAAGCTTGCCCAGTACCCTGCACGGCGGTTGGGAGCGTAGCATAGTTGTTGCGAGCGATTATACCCTTGCTGTTATTGCCGTAGGTCTGCGAAGGACAATACACACCGTAACTTTGTGTCTGTTCAGTAATTCCGTGGCGTGCAAACTCGTAGCCTAAGACATTGTTCTCGATAATGATATTGCTTACTTGTGCAAGAGCGATACCGATACCCCCAGCGGCGCCGGCTACAGAAGTTCCTGCCACGGTGCAATTGCGGATGGTGCCCGAGGTTAGCCGGTACGGTGTCCATACACTATTCTGAAGTCCGATCTGCATGCCAAAAGACGAATTACTATCGAGGATGGTTACACCATCTATGTCAAGGTTGAGCGCATCGAGGGTTGTCACGATGCCACGGCTACAGTTGGTGAGTTTACCATTGCGTATCGTGGTGATCGGGGCAGAACTTTCAACTCCATACGCTAAGGCGTTTCCATCGATGTCAAAACCGTCGAGCGTCAGATTCAATTGCCCTGAGATGTTCCACGCATTCTGATAGCCTGTGCCTGGGTACAGCGT